TATTGCCCCAAAAATCAAAGTCCAAAATTCATCTTTCCAACTGTTTTGCATTTGATCAACAGCGGATTGCTCCCAGGCTATTTTACCAGCAGCAACATCTTCCATACGTTTTTTAGATGCTTTTATTTCAGTTAGTTTCAATTCATTCTTAGCAGCTTTATTTGCTGCGAAAGCCTTTACACCATCAGCCGCCACTCCAAGTAGCGGCTTTGCGAGTAATTGCCAAACCATTAAAATTGCCCCCAGGCAATAACTGCTAAAATAAGTACAGCAGCTATGAAAATAATCTTACCTCTTTTAGTAAGACCTTTCCAAAAATAATTCCATTTATCTAAAATATAACTCATATATTCCTCATTAATTCCGCAAGACTTTCACATCTCGCTTTTGTTTGCGTTCTCCATTTGGAATCGAGCATTTGCATACTTGCCTCCACATGGTCTTTTTCAGCTACAGCTTTGTGCATTTTTTTAAAATTCATGCAGCCTTGTTTGCCAAGTTGAAAAATCATTTCTGTAATAATACCAAAAGCTGTTGGATGAATATCATCTGGAGTAATCTCATCCGCAGCTGCTACTGCTTTATCAAAGTCCTGGTCATACAATTTTAACCAGCCCTTTTCTGTTGTAGGTACTTCTTCGGATGGTAAGATCTTATGACCTACACCCCCTGTGAGATAGCCTAATGTATCTACATAAGGCTTTAATTCAAAACCCTCATGGGAACGTACTCTTTCTTTTACTTCATTTAAACTTGCAGCTGCCATCTTTAAAGACATATAATATTTTTACTCCTAATTGTTTTTGGTACTTACTTTGTACTCTTTGTATTAATGTGCCTGGTTTCCAGGTCTTTCTTATTGATGCTGTTTTAACGTCTATCTTTAAAACTTTTCCAGATACTCGATGAACAGCAACTAAATCTATTGGATCCATGTCCTGTGTTTTCCAATACACAGTATAATTGTTTTCTGTCAGCCATTTGGCTGCAACAAATTCAGATTGTAAACCAACCTTTATTTTAGCATAAGACAAAACTAATCAAAAAATCCCATCCACTTCGCAACAACACCTAAAACTATTCCTATAATAACCAATGCTTTTAAACCGCCAGCACCCATTGAACTAAATTTTTGAAGATCACGAATTTGTTTTTGCATAATCTCCTGGCTGTGCAACATATGTTTTACATCAGTTCTTAGTTCAGCAATTTCTTTTTCCCAATCAGCCATTATCCACCTAAAGGATTACTTGCTTCTGCTTTTATTTCATCAATTAATATTTTATTTAATTCAGTTTGTTTTTCAGCAATAGCAATCTTCTTGGATAACTCATTAATTAAATCTCTTAGTTTACCAAATTCTTTAAAAGTTTTATCAGATGATTCAACAATATTAAGTTGCAGCTGTCGATCTGCAATACCCATTTTATCTATTAAAGATTTTATTTCTGATTGAACTCCAGCTATATCATTTAATATATCATCATTGGTATCATTATCTCTAGCCATCCACTCATCTTCTAGTGCCGACATACGATCTAATATTTCTACTTCTAAATTAGAAATTTTTTCATTAATTGGAGTAAGATCAACTGTTTCATTAATAACAAATTCTTTATTCTCTATGCCATCAAGCCGAGTATTAAACTCTCCCCAGGCATAAAAGCCACCACCAATAGCACCAATGACACCTATAATAGATGCGTAGTTAGTTAGTTTTTGTATCATAATAATTCCTTTAACTTTTGTAACTCAATCATTAATTGTATTTTATTTACTTTAATCTCGTATAATTTTTGTTCATGCTGTCCAACTGGATCAGTAGAAATATAATTATCTAATCCTATGTTAAGATAAATACCCTTGTTATAAATGGATAGATCTGCCTGGATGAATAAAGCATTATCAACATCAGAATAAATAGTTTCTGGTTGGTAGAAATCTGTATTATCGTAAGCAGCTAATTGATTACCATCATCGAATAAAGAAATTTCTTTTACTTGCACCGATACATTATCATTAACTTCAATGTTAATTTTATTATCTTCGGTTTCAGCAACCTCTATTTCTTTATCTTCTTCTTCTAGTACCCCTTCGGCTTTCTCGGTTTTGGTTTCTTCTTCTGTAATTGGTTCATTATCTTTTTCCTCAGTTATTTCTTCTTCTGTTTCTTCTTCTTTACTAGCAATTTCTTTTTCTTCGTTGGCTTCTTCTTCAATAATTTCTTCTTCTTCTTTTGTGGCAAGCTCGGTTGGTTCTTCGTCAAGAACTTCATCCATAACCTCATCAGCAAACTCTTCAAACTCATCAGCAAATTCTTCCTCTAGTATTTCCATTTCTTCATCGGTAAATTCTTCCGAAAAGAAACTTTCAAATTCTTCTGGTACTTCTAATTCTTCAAATGCAGCTTCTTCAAATTCCTCGAAGTCCTCAAACTCCTCTAGGAATATTGTTTCAAATTCTTCTTCAAAAAATTCTTCCTCTATGAATACATCGTCAAAGTCTGTCCAAACTTCTGTCCATATATCTTCTGGTATAGCAAAATCTATTTCTTCATAATCAAAATCAATATCATCAATGGTATCTAAATCATCTTGGATATCATCAGTAATAGGATTGTATTGCGTATAAGAAACTGATAATTCTATATCATCTATATCTGGTCCATAATGTCCAGTACGATTATTAGTGTTTAATACATCAACTTTAATATCAAAATCATTTTGAGTATTTACACCTTGAATATATGTATCAGTATAATTAACAAATTGACCACAGTTAGTAGATCCACAACCAGTATCTTCTATTATTCTTTGATTAACTGATGTCGTTCCATCCGATCCAGTTATTGTTTGTTTTAATGTTGTTGTATTATTGTATTGATTCCAAAACCAAATATCAGATGACAAAGTTGATGACCATCCGCTTTGTATTTCTTCGGTAATCATATTAGTATCATCTGCCAGGGAAACAGTTTGACTTATAATTGTATTTTCTTCTGCTGCTACTGATCCACCAATATCATTACCACCACCAGCTGCCATATAATTATGACCATGAGTATGCTCGTCTATTGTCCAGCCAGTAGTATCGTAAGTAGTACCAGTACCAAAAGTAGAGTTGGTTAAAATATTTCCTGTGTTTACAGTTTCACTCTTACCTGTCGTGGAGAGAGATAGGCTCAAAAGGATCGTTGCAATCTTTACACATTTCTTCAATCCTAATGGATGCCATGTATTCCTCATCTTTAATATATGTTTCATAATCTGGTCTTAGCTTTGGATATGTTTTCCAAAACTTAATAGCTGCATCGCCAAGCAATCCACCTGGTGCTGGACAAGGAGTATTAGAAATCATCATTGCTCTAAACACTCGTTCATCCTGGCACAATATTGACACAGCTGCCACCGACATCCCAAAATCTTTAGTTACTTTTGCAAGTTTTATTCTCTCACAATTCTCATCTATAAAATGTTTTCCACCACTAACCCCAACAAGGCTGGTAGTAACACTACCACTAATACCCATGCTACAAACGTCTTGCGACATACTTGAATACGATGGTGCGTTGGCACTCGGAGGTGGTATATTAGACTTATTACTTGTAGTGTTGGTAGTATTATTAGTAGTTGTGCTAGTTGTATCATTGGAACTGCCAGACTGGTAAGTATTATTATTTGTGGTTTCATAATTTCCATCAATAATGGTATTACTACCGCTTGTATTCGTGGCATTGTTATCATCTGATTTTGCACTTGTTACAGCAGCCACAATCATAATAAAAGTTAGCAAAAAAAAAAGCATTCTCATTGATAGTCGCCATCTAATTCTAATCTTAAAGACTTAATCTTATAAGAGTTTTCTAAAATCTCATTCTTTAACTCAAGCACATTTTGATTAGCTTGAACATCCTCTATGTTTGTTTTTAATAATTCAAAGTCAGCAAATATTTTTCCTACAATAAAAACATTACCACTTATAGTTGCAACAATTCCGAAGAATATTAAAATATTCGTTATTGATAATTCGATCTTCATTTATGCTCCACATGATTCACATTCATCAGGACAAGCACAATCTTCTTTTCTTAAAGCACCACAATCAGGACAAGGATTAATCATGCTAATTTATAACCCAAAAGATAAGTTGCAGAATTAGCTTGTGAGCCACTTCCTGCAAAATCTAAATTACCACCAGAATTTTGCATAACAGCCATTTGAATATAATCTGAACTACCATTCATATCAACAATAGTTGAAACATTAACTGTATTTGTATAGTCATTATAATTATGACCTCTTGCAATTTGACTACCATTATATGTTATAAAAGCTGTCAGCATATTAAAATCTGTTCCACTATCTATTCTTGCTTGTCCATATAAAAAATATTTTCCAGCAGTTTGTGGAATAAATTTGTAAGTAGAAGTATTAAATGCGTTGTCACTATCAAATGCTTCTGCATTTAAAGTAATTATTGTATCTGCACCTGTACCAGCACTTTGATTTGTATTAAGATAAGCATAAAAAACTGGAGTATTTTCAGCTTGAACATAATTACTTGTAGGCAAAGTACCTGTAACATTAGTAGCTAAGTTTAAATTTCCTGTAACACCACTTGCTAAATTTAATTTTGTTAATGCCATGTTATGCTCCTTGAACCCTGTATCCTGTTAAAAATGTTGCTCTATCCCCACCATAAAATTGTGTACTACCTCCACCATCATTTGAATTAACACTTCCATATAGTTCAATATAATCTCCAACCGATAAATCTAAAAATGCTGAACTTCCGTGAGTGTGAAATTTTGCATAATGATTTTGGAATGAAAAGTTTGCTCCAATATGCCTACTACCATTTTTATATAATACTGCTTCTGTATTTACTAAATTTGAATTAGTTGATTGATAAAGATATATTCCCCAAGTAAAGAAATACTTTCCTGCTTTAGATGACGGAACTGTAAATTTATACGTTGATGTATCAAAAGCACTATCAGTATCAAAATATTCACTATCTAACTCTACTTTTGTTAAAGTAGCATCACTTATACTTTGGGTTTGATTAAAACCTAATTGAACAGAAAATGCAGGAGTATTAGCTACACTAGGTAAATTGCTTGTAAAAGTACCACTACCATTAGAACTAATAATAGAGTTACCTCCACTATCTTGCAAATCATCTACTCTTATTATACTTGCCATTTAATTAACCTTTTGGATTTGCGTCTTTGACAGCTTTAATTCTAGTTTTCCATGCGTCTATGTCTTTATAGATTTCATCTAATTGGTCTCCTATATCGCCATATTCTGCTTTTCGTTTTGCTCTAACTGTATTGTTAGACTCCTCTGTATTTCCTGCTGTTTCGTAAGAAGCTTGGAAGTCTGCAACCTTACTGTTGGCTTCACAATACAATTTTATTTTAGTTGATAATTGTGCCATTATGCACCTCCTTTATTTATTGTTAAACTCATGATGAAATCCTAAAACCTCCCCAATATGTGTTTTGTATTCCACTTGCTGTATTTCTTGACCCACCAAAATTATGATAAATTCTCATATACACAGTATCTCCTGCGTTAAAATTTTGTATCATTTGTACTGACGCTTGAACTCCTGTGTCTGCATTTATAGAACCTGTATAAGTTTCACCTTTTATACCATGTGTAGTAACAAATTTTAAGGCAACTAATTTATTATCTGCGTTTGAATGTAAATATACACCAGCATACATAAAATACTTTCCCCCTTTT